CCACATTGTAATTTCAATGAGTAATCACCCACCCAAACTCCTGAATTATATCTTTGTCTACGGATCCAATTAAACATTATGGTTTTGGTGTTATCAGTCCAAATATTAATGTCCTCAATTAATCCACAGTACAATAACATTATCATCACTTTCTTCTTTGACTTATATGACATTGACTGATCACGACAAAATATTTCTGCATTTTCTCTATCTATGAAATTAAAAACATCGAGTGGTTTATTATTGAAAACACTCATGATGAACATGTTGTAAACATAAAATAATCTATCATAGATTCTCGGGGATGACTCTATTGACTGGCTAAAGACCAGTTCACTACTGGATAAATTATGATACATGTTATTCTGTATAAAACTTAAGTAAGATTGATCATAGGATCTTGATGATGCTCCGAAAACAACAGCCTTCATAGGTTTTGAACTATACCCCATGATCCTCATTAATATTAATATTAATGTCCTGATTTTGGCATCATGATCACCTTGCAAATTATCTAATGTTGTAGATAATGAGTCATCCAAAATTGGGACCAACATTTTCAAATTTATCCAATCTCTCAAAAGCGATGTGGGGTAATCAGTTCTATCACTAACCCAAAATTGTTCCAATATTTCTTTTATGGGGTTCTTGATTCTAACAGTTACCTCATTCAGTTGTAATGTTCTCAAATTTTGGGTCTCGAATTTTGATCTGACATTATATGTCAATAACGCTGATGACATTCCTTTTAGATCCTTGAATTCTCTCATATAAGGGTAATATTTGGTGTAATCAACCGGCCCTCTCTTCATTTCTATTAATTCTATTAAGCATTCCTTATATGTTCTACCTTCCATCCTTCCAGTTTCTTTATTAAATTTGGACATATGGTCTTTTAATCCAGGAATTTGAAAAGCATTAGCTGTAACTGTTGCTGAGACTCTAGCATAGTATATTGATGCAGCTGTAACCCTAAGGGCCTCTGATGACCCATAAGAAAATAGTTTCAAGTATGTGTGGATTTTATTCTCCAACAAAGTAACAGGCTTCCTAAAGAGCATAATGAAATCTTTGTGAATGTGTGATTTCATTTCTGACCAACTCATATCAACTTGTCTCTTGATTCTGGCTAATTTCTTAACAGGGCCCATAGCTGCCTCTATTCTCAGCAAACCAGCAAATAGATTGTCAAAATTATTAAGCTCAGCATAGATGTCTGGTTTACTAAATTCAACAATAGTATGTGTATTGTTCAACAAGTTTTCCTCATATTCACTCAATTCATCTTTCCTATCTATTATGGAATAATTGTGAAATTCAGGACCAAGCAAGAGCATGATGGCGGGATCACCTATCGGATAAACCCCTATATGATATGGTATATTGTTCCTATTTAAATTGAATTGCTCAAAATTGTTAACACCACCAACATTGGTATGATACATGGATTCCGCATAATTTTTATTCAATCTATGTGCCAATAAATACAATTCTAATGAGCCACCATTCTCAACAATTTGTCTACTAGTGTTATAAGATTCTTTAACCATCCTGAAAAAAGAATCTGTAGACACCGGTGCAACAGATGAAAGAGCGAATTTGAATAATGTTGGAAATAATGTCAAGTTGGACCCAAACATAGAATTGAATTCATAGATTAGAGGTGTTATGGAACTCTTTGATTTAGAAGTCCATGTGTTAAATAATCTTTCAGTTATCTCCTGAGCTTGTATGAACAAAGATATTCTTTTCTTAACATTAAATTTATTATCCATTGGTAATGCTTGAGCAGTATATGAATCATCCGAAGATATGATATCTCGCCAGTCCCCTAATGAGATTTTATTCTTCCTACACAGTCTTGTGTAGACTTCATCTCTAAAACTTATCATACATAAATGCAGATATGATGATGTATAATGTAATATCCCTT